AGGAGCATTGGTTACTAATTCAACGTCTTGGTTAGCTTCGTTGTTAGCACCTGCTCTATTTGATGTATCTGAACTTAGAGTAACTGTTGCAGTAACTTGACTCGTTGTTGTATTACCAAGCATAATTCCTAACACCACTGTTGTTGTAGAACCTGCTACCGTATATATAACATCTGCACTGGTCACCCCTGCCTTAGTTACCACTTTAAATGTGTTTGCCATATTATTATCCTAACGCTATAGCAAGTGCTGTTGGATCTTCTGACGAGAAGCCTGCACTTGTTAGATATGTTTTAACATCTGATAATGCAACCTGTTTCATTGTTCCATTGTCGTTTGTTACTACTCTGTCTGCATCAACTAACGTTGTAGAAGAAGCAGATGTATCACCATCCATGATATTTAATTCTGTTGCTGTTGCGTCTACTGCAGCTAATTTTGTGAAGTCAGCTTGTACCAATCCTGACACACCATCTAATAAGTTTAACTCTGTTGCAGTAGATGTTAATGCTACATCTTCATTTATTTTTGGACTTGTTAATGTTTTGTTTGTAAGAGTTTGTGTGCCTGATAACGTAGCTACGGTAGAGTCTATTGCAAAAGTAACGGCATTGCCACTTCCACTTGTGTCAATACCAGTCCCACCTGTAAATGTGAGTGTCTCACTATCAAGATCAATACTTAATGCACCACCACTATCGGCTTGGAAGTCCAAGTCCTCTGCAGTTATTTGTGCATCAACGTAAGCTTTGATTGATTGCTGAGTGGCTAAGTGACTAGCTGAATTAGAAGTCATATCATCTTCATCTTTAATTGATGTGCCTGATATCGTTCCGTTTAAAACAGCACTTGTTAAGGTTTTATTTGTAAGTGTTTGTGAACCTGCTAATGTAGTCACAGTAGAATCTATTGCAAAAGTAACAGCGTTACCACTACCACTTGTGTCGATACCTGTGCCACCTGTAAATGTCAAAGTTTCACTATCTAAGTCAATGCTTAACGCACCACCACTATCAGCTTGGAAATCTAAATCTTCGGCAGTTAACTGAGTGTCAACGTAAGCTTTTACAGATTGTTGTGTTGGTACAAGGGTAGCACTGTTAGAAGCCATATTGTCTTCATCAACAAACGCTGTAATAGTTATACTACCATCAGATAAACTACCGTATGTAATTGTACCTGTAGTTGTTATAGCTGATGAGCCGTTATCTATAGCACCAAACCCAGATGTGATTGAACCACTGTTCAACGCACCCACTGTTGTTACATTAGACAATGTATCTAGTGCAGACTCAAAATAAGTCTCAAAGTCAGTTAAGGCGACTTGTTTCATCGTGCCTGCATCGTTAACTACAACTCTGTCTGCATCTGCTAATGTTGTTGATGATGCAGTCGTGTCACCGTCTATAATGTTTAATTCTGTTGTTGTTACTGTAGCACCATCAAGTATTTCAAGTTCTGTTTCAGATATACCTGCACTACCTATTGTTAGTGTGCCTGATATATCTACATTACCGTTTATATCGATAGTTGTTGCA